TCCCTTGGGGTAGGAGCCTGTATTGACAATACCTGGCATGGTAATTCTCCTCTAAGGGCCGAAGCCCAAATTATTAAACCCCGGCGGTATTGCCCTGGAATTCGTGTTGGTTGAAAATAACATCCCAGGTTGCATTAGCACCGAACGCGTTGTTCGGAATCTGGGACAGGCCGAAGAGCTTGACGGTCAGGCCGGCAGTCACTGCAAACGAGGACGAGAGCAGAACCGTAGCCGAGTTCTGCGCGGGGGCAGTCGGGTTGGTCACGGTGAAGCTGGCGTTGAGGCCAACACTCGCAGCTACCAAGTTGGCGGTAGTGATACCGTCGTCCTGGATCTGAAAGATCACCTTGGGGTCGTCCACTACCAGCACATAGTAGTTGCGGGTCTTCGTCGCAGGGATGTTCTGCACCGTGAGGTCCAGATTCGTACCCACGAGGGAGACTTGGTTCGGAACTGCCAACAGGCAACCGATCACCACACCGCGCACCACACCAGTACCGGTGGTGTTCTTCGTGACTGCTGGGATACCGTTCGCGTCTGCGCCGACTGCTGCAGTCAGCACCACATCACCAGGATTGTACTGGTTGGTATCCGTCGAGGGGATGTAATACATATTCGCGCCTCCGCTCCACGCTGCGCCATTCATATAGCGAGCGGGAACGAAGCCACGGGGCTGGACAAAGTTTGCCATTGTGGGTCTCCCTAAGATAAGGGTTTGTTGAGAGGGGCCGACCCAGCCCCAAGTTGCAGATTACTCGCCAGAGTTGCCGCGTTGCTTTGCGCCTTCTCCTAGCTGGTATTCCTTCTTGTAGCCAGTGTCGATTTCGGTTCGCATATTACGAAGGCTGCGCATGCCGGAACCTTGCTCCGGGGATTCTGCTTGCCTACGGATGTCCGCGTCCCATTTGTCTGCAGCCCGATACCGGCGCGATTCGATTTCAGCCCAAACGTCGTTGGGGCACTTCAATAAGTATGCGCGGAGCGCTTGGCCATCCGAACGAGTGCCCTTAACGAATCGCGAGATCACGTTGCTAATCTCTTCATCAGGAACAATCTTGGCCTGTTTTGCATATAACTCGTCCTGGGTGACGAAGTCAAAGCCCTGTTGCAGCTTGCCTTCGATTGCACCGTTCTCGTCGTTAACCCAGGAAAGCTTATGGTCTGGGATCTCGCCGTGGACGTCGAGCTGGAGGGAGAGCCCCCCTAAATCATTTTCTCGTTCGCGTGGAGCTGTACCATCTTCGCGTGCTTCTCGAAGGGCACGTCCTTGGCGACGAGCAGAGAGTAACCGGTTGGAATCGGCATCCGGGGCACGTTGAAATGAACCGGCTGCTGTCTTTTGTTCTGTAGGCATGATTATGCTTCCGAGTTAGGGAAAGGGGAAATGCTGGGAAGAAAAAGTTACTTCTTCTTCGGAGCAGTGCGATGGATATGAGGCTCATCCGAGAAGTAATTCTTCAGGAAGGTCGCTTCGGAGGTCCAACCTTGCCGAATGCCAGTTTTCATCAACTCACGATCTGCTTCAGGCAGGTCATTCACCGAATGGCTACGACCATCCCCGCTGCCCCCACCCCCAGCTTCGGTCATGCTGCCACGAGCGGTCGGATCGCCAGCTTTCTTGAACTTCATCGGGAAGGCTTCTTCCATCTTCTCCCGCATCAGGTTCAGGAAGGGAAGACCACGCTTCGTTTCACCTGCTGCGATGGCTTCGTTGGCAAGTGCAAAGCAATAGTCACGCATCGGCTTGCTCTCATTGAACCACTGATTGCCGTTGTCGATCCACGCACGTACGACAGGATCGGAGGTGTTGCCATTCTCATCGATGACAGGAGGGCGATCGGTGGGGGCAGGAGTCTGCTTTTGCTTCTCAATCTGCTGTTTGACGTTCGCGCGCTCGTCATTCAGGATGTCGAGCCGGTCCTCGATCGAATCCGCCATGTCGTCATTGCCGTCACGAATGGCTTCACGTTGCTGGCGCTTGAGATCACGTACCAACTCACCAATTTGGGAGTCGCGTGCTTCGATCTGTCGCTGCTGAAAGGCTGCGAATTCCTTAGCAGTGCCTTGGAACTCAGACAGCTGCTTCTTTACCGCTGCCAACTCACTCTGCAGATTGCGATTGTACTTGGCCCCATCAGCCAGGAAGGTAGCTGCATCCTTCCACTTGCCTTCCTCGCCGGTGTACTTGTGCTTGGGTATCCAGCCCCGACGAGAGGCTTCGAGTTCCTGCTCCCGTTGGATGTTTTCATCATGGCCCCCGCCACCCTCCCCACCTTCACCTGATTGCTCTTGGAGGAACACTCGGTTCAGTAATCGCTGCATCAAAATTGGCATTGCTATAACTCCAGTTATGGAACTACGAATTTATAAAATTACAGGACAAACCAGTCTTCGGACAGGCAATCATTAACGCTGGGAACCCAAGTACTGACGGTTTCGTTTGCATTTTTGATTGCAAGATACGCATTGTAAGGGACTAAAGAACCTTCTCCAAAATGAATTTTCGCGGCACCAGTCTGCACTGGGTAGGAGGCCGCAGGGACCAGATAAACAAACATTCCTTTACCATTCCATCCAGCCCTGTGAACACGTTCACCTGCCTTGAGGGCGGCTAAAGCATCTGAAAAGGAAATAGGTTGTTTCATGGGAACTCCAGTTAGGGAACTACGGTTATTTACCGGGATTACTAAATAGTAATAACGGTTGAAAACTAATTAAACAAACTGACAATCTCCGGACCACGGACAGTTAGGGAATAACCGGAGGTGTCGCGGGTGGAAAGGACTTGCTGGATTGCCTTGGAGAGGGCTTCTCGCAGTTCATCTTCCAGTTCCGGTACCATCTCCAGCTCCATGTCGAAAATATGGACAGCAAAGTTGACTTGAGTGCTCATCGTCCGGGCCGATTAGCTTCAGCAAGAGCAATGCCATAGAAGGTTGGGGCACATGCCCCGGCTAGGCAGACAAAGAAAACAACAACAAGTTGGTTACTGAACAGCCAGCTAACAAAAGCAGCCAGCAGTACCCCTATAAAGAGAGTTCTCATTTGGCTTCCTTCGGGGGCAACGGGCTGATGATGTCCAGATCACTTACAAACCGATAGGTCTTTCCATCCACCGGAGATTCATGCATCTTGCCCACGTACTGTCCGATGAGCACCCGATCCCCAAGCTCACAGTAGTCTGTTGATTTATCTGCCCACGCATCCGGACCAATCTCCAGGACAGTACAAACCTGTGCGCGGTTGGCTTCAGCCACAACTGTCTTCGCTACCAGCACAATCCCACCGGAAGTTACTTCTTCCACTTCCTCTGTGATGAGCAGGATGCGATGTCCTGTGGCGCGGAATCCGGAGTTATTGGCTGGATTGGGGCCTTTGTTCTCAGAACGCCAGCCAGGTTGGAGGTAGTCTGTCTTCGGCATATTTTTCAGTTCCCAAATTTTGGAATCATCCACATTCATCAGTCCTGCAGGGCCAATAAGATAGCGGGAATAAACATACCACTTATCGAAATCAATCTCATGTTCCAGCGAAGGCAACTCTCTCCAATAGATATGAGTACCTTCATTCAATTGAGAAGTTCTGGAATCAAAATCATGAAGATAGGCAAGCAGAGCTTCTTCTGGGGTGTCGCAACACTTAGCTGGCTGCCCTTCCGGTTTGATTCCGGCACTTGTCCAGGCGACAAAAGGGTAGATGTTATTAACACCGTCTACAAGCTTTCCAGTTACCCCATCCACCCCCCGAATAAGCCCATTCTTCTCTGCGATCTTAAGAGCCTGCTCTCGGAGTCTAACTGTCCCCTCATCCATCACTTACTCCTATTCTTTTCTGCGATCTGACCACGTGCCGACTCAGCACTATCTTCCAGATTCTGCAGCAACTCGTTAATAGTCTTGATCTGAGCAAGCCCCACAGCGTTCAGCTGCAGAGTCTGCCCCTCGTTTTCACCTGTGTAGGCACGCCTCGCCCACGCTTCCATTATCTCCTGCTTGTCCTCTCGTAGGCTATGCAGAAAACTCTCGGTGATTGGGTTGTGAAACCAGCCCAGGAAATCCTCTGGGCCGTAGTCTTGGGGGAGTTGCACGGAGCAGGCTCCTAGAAAGAAGTAGGTTGTGCAATGCTACGAACCAGAGCCATAAAGCCTTTTTGAAGGTCCGTTTTGGCAATAGCAAGCCAACGTTGGTCAATCCCTTCAGCTCCTTCCAGGCCATCAAAGAGAATTCCCACCGCAGCGGCCTCGTTCTTAACTCGATTCATAAGATCGATCTCATGCTGTGAAAGGTCACGATAGCCCTTGATTTGCTTGTGCTGATTATCCATTTGATTCTCCATTAGGGGTTAGTTGTGGAAGGAGTAGTTTGCCCTGCGCCGCCCTGATCTGCCGCCAGATTTTCCCGCGCAGCCGACTCTTTCTCAAGTATCCGATCCTGCACGTCCATCAGCATCTTGTGATGACCGCCCTCGATGTCGTTACGTGTCTTGTGGCCCTTGAGCATCATGTCAGCAGCCTGCAAAATGGTGTCGTTATGTGATTTCCTGGCCCCGATCTGTGCATCGATAGCAGCAATCTGTGTTTTCACTGGTTCCGAATCCGCTTGTGCACTCAGCTTCTCCGCTTCTGCTTTCAACTTCTCGATTTCAGCATTGTTGAGTTGCAGCTTGCCCTTCAATTCGGCAACCTTCAGCATCATGTCGTCATGATGTTCCTGCTGCTCTTGCTGGAGCTTGGCCTGAGCAATGGCAGACTTCGGATCAACCGGCGGTTTGATAGCACGTGGACCTGCAGGATCAGGGAAGATCTCTTCGACGTCCCATTCGTTAGCTTCCAGCCACTTACGAGAGACCACTGCCTTATCCCACTGAGCTCCAATTGGGGTGAGCGCGGCCTGCACGAGTTGGCTGGCCTTTTCCTTTTTCTGCGACATGCTCAAGACAGACGGGTCGGCTGAAGGGAACACCCGGAAGCTGCTCTGCTGGTAGTCATCCTCTTGCAGAATCGCATCAGGTCCCTGAGTGAGTTCCCAATAGCGGGGCGAATGCTGGAAGAATGTCCGATTGAGTTGATAGTGGATGGTCAGTTCATGTCGGAAGCTACGATACATCCGGTTGTAAATGCCAGAGAACAGCATCATGCCCTGCTCGACAGTCACCTGGGAAGTAGTAGCAGGAGTATTCTGTCCCGGAGAAACGCCAGTCATAATATCGGTAGCGGAGCTGATCTTCTCTCCATATTGAATCAGCACCCCTAGCAACTGAAACAGCACATCACTCGGAGCGTTCACTGGCAGAGGCATGATGGACTTTCTCAGATCGTCCCCAGTCGAATCCACATGCTTCCATTCAAACGGGTCAAAGCTGGTTTTCCCGGCCTTCATCCGAGCACCGCGCGCCATCCAGCCGCCAGCTGTAGTCTGCATTGTGCCAGCATCGATTAGCTGGTTGATGAGGGTAGAGACGGCCTCGTTGACAGGACCGAGCAGAGAGCCAAGCCCCAATCCGTAGAATCCACCATCTGGAGAAGGCACGAAGGTATACTTGGTGAAGAAATTCACCGGGTCGATGCGGACAATTGAGTTGTCCTTGGCGTTACGGGTAGCCATTGCCCGCTGCTCGAACAAGCTCTTCTGCTTCGGGTCAGTGGTTAGGTTAGCTAGATTCTCGAATTGCCGCTGCCGGGCGTCGAATCGGCGATGCACACTGCCATCATCATAGAACCGAGCTACGATCCGATACAGATGGCCAGTGTCTTCACGAACCGACACCACATAGGGCTCTTTATACCCATCCCCATCCAGATCCAGCCAGCAGTACTGCTCCAGTATTCTCTTATCCTCGCTTTCAGAATTCGGTGAGAGGCCAGCCACTTCAACAGCAGCACGCTCCAACAGGTTGGTGAGTACCTGATCCGGGCTGGAGTTGGCAGATTGCTCTTCCTTGATGAAGATCTTCCGCTTGACTCGTTCCGTGATTTTATTCTCATCCATGCTGATCACATGGGTATAGCGAGACGCCGTAGCCAGATTCTTGCAGTTGTAATCCACAATGAAATGCTGCGCAGGGACGAATTCGCTGCAGTTGATCCCCGACACAGCATCGTAGCTGGTCTTCTTAAAGGATGACCCGAGCAGGCTAGCAGCAAACTTGCAACTCTCATCCATGTCTGCCCAGCCCGGATCATCATCAACTAGCTGCATGTTGATGTGGGTGCTGACCCGTTTAGCCTTGGCGATTTTCTTCCCTTCTGGGTCGGCTCCTTGAATGCGGAAGCTGGCCAGATGGTTGCCCTTAGTCAGAATGGAAATCCGAGCGAGGAATTGCAATGCCCCGACAGTAATCAGCGGAAACTTCACATTGCTAGCTCCGGTCCACGGAAAGGTTTTTGCTTCCTTCACCTGCAGAGCCAGCTTCATAGCTGCCGCATGTCGTTCGGCCCATTGAGTGCGGCTGGACATGTCTTTCACGTACCCACCAACAACCCACTTGCCGATGGCATTGCGCAGGTCCGGGTCGAGGTCTTCAGCCAGATTCGGGCTGTTTAGAATCTTATCCAGATCAAACTTCTTTTTGATTTCCGGCTCTGGCGGCGCACTGACCGAATCCTGCTGTGAGATGTAGGCTGCCATAATTTTCAATATCCTGTAGTTGCGTTGCGGCCGTGATGATTCGGAGCGTCAGTGCGCAGGGATTCGATCTCTTCTTCCGACATGAAGTCTTCTTCAGTCATCATCGGCAGGGTGTCGAATCCACGAGACAAGATAGCAGAGCTGTCGAATTGGTCATCAAGGATCGAGTCGGAGTAGCCAGTGAACCGCAGGCATTCGTGCTCGTAGTCAGCATACCATTCGGCTTGCTTATCGAATTTACACGTTAGGGATTTCATGCGCTTCTGCCAGGAACGGCCACGGGTTGCCTTGTCCTTTACAGAAGAGAGCGGGACGATGTTGAGGAACACGTTGGCTGCTCGCATATCAGCCAGAAGAATCGGCTCAATCGCCTTCCAGATCACCCCATCTTCTACAAACCACACATCAGGATGGATCTGCTTCTCGTACTCAATCATCTTTTCGATAATCTCATCAGTCCCCCAGCGGCCTTTGTCTTGCTGGAAGAAATTCAGAGTGTTGTTAGTAGTACGACCAGCAAAAGTAAAAGAACTACGATTGGCCTTGGCAGCCTTGCTGATAGCGAAGTCAACTCCAGCGCAGATCTGCACGTCAGCGTCGAGATCATCATCTTCCATTTGCTGGAAGTATTCTTTCTTGAGATAGCCATCAGTGTTGTCGTAAGGGTCGTTGAGGTATTCTTGAGAGTATCCAGAGGAGTCGTTGTCATCGATGTAGCGCTGACGGATTGCCTGGAGGTCAGTGCAGGTGAACTGCTCCGGCCAGAGGATTTCGGTGAAGTCGTCATAGGCCTTGTGGGCCTTGTAGAAGAGAACTACCCAGGATTTCTTTTCGCGGGTCTGCTTATGGAAGCGAGCCAGAAGCGAATCCTCATGCAGGATGGTTCCATGGACCCGAATCTTGCCACCTCTCCGCAGCGCCGGCATTGCAGCACGGTTGAACCACTTTCGAAACTTTTCTCTGCGTTCCTTATTCTCGACCTGCTCATCATCCTCAAGGTCGTCACACACGATAAGTCCGGGACGCATGCCTCGCCACTTTCGTCCTCGAAGTTTCTGTCCAGATCCCCGAGCAAGTATACGGAACTGATGCCCATCATTGAATTCAACGATGATTTCAGTTTTGCTGTTGGTGACAAAGGACTTGATCCCGAAGTCGGCAATGAGGTCTTCATTTTCTGTAAGTTCCCGTGAGATATCGCCCAAATGCTCAATGGCGAGTTCTTCATTAGTGGAGATGAGGATTACGTAGGACTCAACCCGGAATAGGACCGTGGCGAGGATGAATACGTGAGTCAGGGCTGAGGATTTGGCATGGCCCCGTGGGGCGATCACACAGGCTTGCAAGGAGGGGCCAGAGTACAACTCCCAACCTTCCCGATGAAACTGCGGAGTGGGCTTGGCTTCGTCAAAACCGGAATAGAGATAGGTGACAGCAAAGCCCTCAATCAATTCGGCATTGAGGACTGTTTTCTTCAGTGAGGTCTGGAGGGCATTAGCCATTCGGGACTTCCACAGCTACGACATCCACAGCATCACCTTGCTGCGCTTCCTTCCGCTTAGCCATAGCTGCCATGATCCGGTCAGCCACCATCTCACTGGAGTTCTTCGGAGCTTCCTCTGGAGCTGCTTTCTCCGCAGCCTTCTGCCCCATACCAAGAGCCTTGATTCCGAGTTCGGCTATCTTCAGCACAGTCATGTCGGGGAGGGCCTTGCCAGCCTCCATTTTATCTTGAAGGATGTTGAGGGATCGGATAGTCAGCCCACGGAAGCGCTCTTCAAGAGTCATCGCGTATTCGGGATTGAGGACTTCAGTCCGTCGAGGGTCAAGGGCAGACTGGAAATTAGCCGATGCCAGGACTTGAGCTACCCATGACTGGGGCTTACCGAAGATCTCCCCGAGTTGTTTGGAGCTGTAATCGGGGTTGTTGATGATGAGATCCACGAACAGGGCAGGGGAGTAGCGAAGAGCTGCGCCAGGAGCCATCGGCAATCCCCCCTCTGGTTTCGCTCTTGCTAGCCCGATTGAAGGGGCAAGGGTCACTACCTTCTCTGGCACAGCCAGCATGTCAGCAATGCTCTGAGCAATGGCATGGAATGCATCGTCATCCATTACAACCCCTTCAAAGGAGGGTCAATTGAGACGAACTCAACCGGAATCTTCATAAGCTTGACTGTGGGGTGCTCACAATCCCAAGAGGACAATCCAAAACCTGTACTATTACAGAAATCCTTTGAACAGCCTTCACGTTGGCATTCTTTTGGCAAGGTAACTGTAAGTTGCATTACAACCCCTTCAAACCAGTAGTGGCCACACCAAGAGCATCCAGCGCGAACTGTGCCGAAGCATCAGGACCATCGAGGACTTCCTGGAGCCGGTTGATCGCAGAGGTCGTGACACCGGCCAAGCGGTCTTCAATTGACCGGCGAATGGCTGGATCAACTAGCAGGGACTTCCGCTCCGCAATTCGAGACTGGAAGCTGTCGCTGCAACGGATGTGGGAGATCCAGGCCTCCGAGTACTCGAAGATGGTTGCCAGCTCTTTATTCGTGACAGTCGGCTCTGCCAAGATCAAGTCAATCATGGCTTCGTGCGTGTATTTAAGTTTCATGGTGGCTGCTCCGTGGCTAATTTAACGTGAAGATAACATATTCGCGCGCCGCGTACGAAGCCGGCTACCGTCAGCCAGCCAATCAGGTAGGGTCGGATCAGCTTCAGGGAATAATCAACATAAATTAATAAAAAGTAATCCCGGTGAGAAACTCATCTGCAGTCGGAGAGGGGCATGTAGCACTCTACAATTCCTCGGAAACTGGCTCGCGGGTAAGTAGAAAAATAATAAAAAATAAAATAACTGGCCACCAGCTAAGTAGCATGGTGCGTAGAACAGCCAGTAAGAGAAGAAAGTAGAAAATTTCAGAAAAAATAGGATGGTGCCTTGCAAATTTTCACTCCCTGCCCAACTTTTCCCCCTCCACCCGCCCCAATTTCCAATTTGACATAACGTCCAATTATCAACGTTTGGCTAGGTTGGTAGCATCGACGTGACCACCAGTACTACCGCACGCACCATGCTATATAGTAGTGGTGAGCGAGCACGTGTGGGAGCTATGCTAACGAGAGGCGAGTGGTGAGTAGGGCTAGCGTTTAGTCACGCATGCTATGGCTCGCTCTCTAACGTGCCCACTACTTCTACTACCTATATGTATCAGGCTGTGTGTTAGTAGTCGGTAGCGGCTCCCTTTACCCGTGAGCCAGTTTCGTTCTCAACGTAGCATGGTAGCGTGATGTAAATAGTTTGAGATAGTTGATAGAAAGGTGTTGACATGGATGACTGAGTGGACTAATATCTAGTCATGGGTTAGCGAATGACAAACAACTAGGAGATTGAAATGCAAAATTACTATGAGTTGAATGTAGCTCTCAATGGCCGCCACCTCTTCGCTACGGCAGCACGTAGTTGTGGATGCATCCAAGAGGCAAAGAGAGTGTGGGATTGCCTCAAAGTAAAGTTTCCTGAAGCGGAAGGCTATGCCATCACTATTACCAAGTGGGAAGCCACGGGGACGGAAATGAAGTGGGAGTAGCAAGGTCGAAACCGCATTCGTGCGGTCGGTACGTAACGCGTACCCTGATGAGACCAACGGAGGGAACGTGGAACATACATTGATAGTTGCACCGAATTACATTAAGGATTTATGCGGAGTTGCCGTTATTAGAATCGGCGTCCGGTTTTTGTGGGCGCAGGACGAACAACTCAAAACGCTATTTCATTGCCGCATTCATAAAGGTGATGACCTCACACAGGATTTTATGAGGCTCGTCAAACTGATCGCAACTCGTGCCGGGGAATCAAAATGAAACAACTAATCGCAATCGTCGTACTACTCGCAGCCGCAACTGCTCATGCCTCCGTAGTCGGAGCATCCCATGGCAATCATAGTAGTGCGGGGCTAGGCCCGGCTGGTGGACAGGCTGCAGCGGGACAAGCAGCTAAATCAGGAGCCTCTAACGCATCGGCGAGTAGTGGCGGCGCGGGGCAATCCGGCGGCAATGGTAGCGTGGTAGTTGGCTATTGCGATGTGGCACACTACTCGATTTGTTATAAGGAGTAGCGGCCACGTTCTACGCCGAATTCGGAGTCTACCTAACTCCCACACGTGCCTCACACCATATCACCCCGCTCTTGCGGTGTTATGAGCAATGGAACAAAGTCCGGTTTATCCGCCGGGTTAGCTATGACAATGTTGTGTGGTGCTGACTAGACCGGGTTATTCACCGGGATTAACATTTAGTAATAGCGGTTGAAAACTCATTGAGGAGGCTGACATGAACGAATGGTTAGAGTATTGGCGTGAGCAATTTGAACTCTCCCGCGAGGGTGATGTGGAATTTCTCAGGGATTGCGGCAATGTCCTGTCATTCCTGTTTGTTCTTGCCTTTCTCGTCGTATTCATCAAACTCGTATGGAGCATCTTATGAAACATCATCAACATGCTATTTCATGGCGCGAGGCTAACGAGTTCGACTCGCCACTATGGAAAGACCTGCTAGCCCTCGCTATCGTGCATGTGATTGTGATCGGGCTGGTAGCATTCGCGTTGTATCGAATCACGAATAAATGGTAGCTAGTTGCAGATAGTTGTTGCTTTCTCCAGTTTCCTGTTCTATAGTATCTACATGCGACGGGATAATGTACCTCGCAAACGGTAGATGGTCCGATACCATCATTCTCTAAATAGAGGCTCGCAATGTCTAACGTAATCCGCACCAGCAAAAAATCCACGATCATGGCTGACGTGTTCCTGCCGAAGATGACACTCACTCTCACCTTCATCAACGGGAAGGAGATTGTCATCGATGCGAACACGTTGTCGGAGGAAATCCGCAATCAGGCCCTCCTTCACGGGCTGAAGCAGAAACTCGTTGACGCGGCTGCAATCTCGCGCAACCTCGACACGGGCGCATCGGCAAGCGTGGATGACAAATACAATGCCGTTCGCAAAATTGCCGATCGGTTGACCGCCGATGGGGCGAAGTGGAACGAGGGCCGTGCGGCAGGTAGCGAGCCGTCACCTACCGCAGGTGTCAATAACATCCTGCTCCGTGCTCTCATGAAAATGACCGGACGTGATATGGAGTACGTCAAAGCCTACCTGGGGAACAAAACAAAAGAGCAACGTGCCGCGCTCCGCAAGAACCCGCGCGTGGTGCAAATTATGGCTGAGTTGTCGGCTGCTACGGTCGTGAATGGGGTCAACACGGATGAGCTGTTGAGTGAATTGGGAATGGACCTGCCTGCCACTACCGACGCGGGGGACGGTTCGGGAATTGAGGCTGACCTGCCGTTGCCCCCCGTTGCCATGAAAATCCCCAATACCCGCACCAGCAAGAAGCGCCTCGTCACGTCCGGCGAGTAAAGAACTAGTGGATTGCGGCAACCTCTGACTATTCGAGCCGTCCGCAATCCATTAAAATAAACCTGCCGTACCGGGAGGGCCAACCCCGTGAACCATACAACCGAAATATTCCTCCTCTACATGACCTACAAACGGCATTGTGGAGTTGAGGCTACCTATCCCGTCAGCTACAGCACTTGGTTATGGTTGCGTGGGATATCCGATGAACGTCCGTGGTAGGAGAGAGCTATGTACCCGTATGAAAGGGGATATGCCGCGAGGGAGTGTGGGGAAACCTTAAGAGCCAACCCCTACCCCGTCGGAAGTAACGATTACATAGAATGGCTCGATGGTTACATAGACGCCAGTAATAACATAGCCTATGGCGAGGGCTAGATGTTCCTAATTCGATTCATAGTAGCTCTAACAATGTTTTTCTCTGGCCTTTTGTGGATGCTGCGGCATGGCTATTTCTAACAACTCACTACCCTCACCACTAACTAAATAGCAGCACGGATGTCGTGGTACTCGCCTATCACACTATCCAGGCCCGAACAATACGAGACTTTGCACTTCCCGTAGTTCTAACCTTCATAGAGGCTCATATCATGCATCAATATCAAGTGACTGTAGAAACGAAAGACAAGCGACTCTTCGCTACCGAATGGGTAACCGGGCATGATAGTGCTGTGGCTCTGGTTCTCCTAATAGCATCTAGGTTTGAGGAGCCGACTTACCGAATCGGGGTTTCTCATAGGGTGCTCGATATCACTGCCGAGGAATGGGGTGATTTCGTGGTGAGCGGATCCAGCGGGAATTGATGGTTTTCAACCGGGATTAACATTTAGTAATCCCGGTCATTTACTAGAGGCTCAGCATGCCACGTGAAATCTCTGCCGTTACCGAAACCCTCGCTGCTATGTGCGCGAGCCATAACTCAAAACACGCCTCCCTGCGAGAACTAGCGCAAACCGCTATTGACTGCCCTGGGAAATACCTGCCCAGCTACTTGCATCCAGCCGAGCTACGCACCTCTAGAGAGGCGTGGTACACAGGGTTTGTTGAGGCAATGACCCTTGTGCTCAAACATATCGATTCGGCCTCGCCCCCGCCCCGCCACGGTACGCAAAGTAAGCGCTGGTAGTCTACGGCGTGCGATGGAAACCCACCCGCCATAGAGCGGGATTTCCTTTATGGTTTAATGAAGTGGCGGTAGTCTGGGGATTGTCCGGGGAAAATGGCAGACAAATCCAGACTAACCATTCATGCAGCACTACTTCAACAGGTAATCAGCCATGCCAAAAGGTAAAGAGTTATCCGATTTCGGTCCTGAGTTCCAGCAAATGCTCCTGCGAGTTGACAAGGCTTTCCTAGCGGGAGCCGACGAATTCCCAATCGATTTCGCCACGCACAAGCTAGCCCACGCGCTGCGCTTCCGTATCTATAGCTATTTCAATGCCCTACGGGTCTGCGGTGACCGACCGGACCTAACCGCGATGTGCACTAACTTGTCTATGCGCATCGCCGGGACCGCGCTGGTTTTCTACCGGAAGGGGGAAGATAAGGAGTCGGAAGCTCTTCGTAATGCCTTGGGATTAGAAAAGGGATTCGCAGATGGACCGACCACACATGGGGTTGCCGCTCCGAGCACGGCACTATCGGGCTATTTAGAGCAATTGGCCCAACTACGAGCCAATCCGTTATTCAAAAAGAACGAAAAATAGCCGGTTGACACTCGCCCCGCGCTGCTCTATAGTCTCTCTAACGACTCGCCAACTACCGAGTCGCCTACTGAACACCAACCAAACTGGAGTAACAAGAGATGACGGAACATGTAGAAGTGGGCACGGCGGCAAAAGTCAAGACAGTGCGGGAAGTAAAGACTGTTGTGATGTCGGATGGTCGTGAAGTGGAGTTTGCTGGCAAGCGCCGGTTGCTGAAAACGGCAGCTATCTCGGAAGACAACTTCGACGTGACCATCACCTTGGATTTCGTTAATGGTGAAACGCGTCAGTTGTCCCTCGCAGCCAACAAGCCCCTCTTCGCGAAGTTCGCTGCCCACGGCATGCTGCAGAAACTCGGTGATGAAGTCGCCGGTCTGGATGATGTGGAAGACATGGTGATCGCAGAGGAAGAGCTGATCGCCCGTCTGGAAGGTGGTGAATGGGGTGCTGAGCGTGCACGCGGGGAAAGCAATGCGATGGCAGGGCTGTCGGTCCTCGCGAAGGCCCTGGTGCAGGTCTCCGGCAAGACCGCTGAAGCTGTCAAGAGCTTCCTGAAGAGCAAAACCAACACGGAAAAGCTCGCGCTGCGTGACAATCCGACGTTGAAGCCGGTGATTGCTGAGCTGGAAAGCAAGAAGAAGCAAAAGCCGAAGGACAACGGTGTGAATACGGAAGATCTGCTGTCGGAACTGGGCGCGGAGTAATCGACAACCACGCTTGGGAGCCTTTGAAAGGGGGCACCTGTTGTATAGCGCACCAGGGTTGAGCAAGGCGAGAAGCAAATAGCGGCCCCTAGCTATTCAAAAGGAGGGGAGACTGGGGCAGGGGGCAACACCCTGCGGGATGCAAAATGCTTCCTGCTCCACCTAAGTACCCTTATCAGGGGTGACCACAGCGTCTAGTCCACGCCTCAGCTTAGTTCAGGAGTGACTACCTGAATGAAACTGTTAATGAGTCCCCCGCGATAAGGGTATTTGGAGATTAAAGTTAGCTGATACGGCCAACAGTCCCTCGAAGTAAACTGGGATCAGCGGACCACCTTTCCAAGTATCCGTCTCAACATGCCGTAATAGACACAGAACTGAGCCTCCTGTGTTGTGCCTTACGGTTCAAGGGACCTCCAGTTAAGGCTGTCGAGGTCCCTTTTCTCTTGTAGAATTCATTTCCCACCGCGATTACTAAATAGTAATCCCCGTCGAAAACTCTTTTTGATAACTGAGTTGCGTTTTCCGCGTGAATAACTATAATTAGAGTTATGGAGTCGGGGCTAGCACTAGAGAAGGATGCGGGGATACAGACCCGAGCTAGCTAGATTCCCCCTTATTCTCCATTGTGAGGCTCACGTGACAATAGATATTGATGTAGGACTAGACCTCGACTCTCTCCTCGAAGAGTCCGTCGACATCCAGAAGGCCCGCAGAGAGCAAAAATCTGCCAAAAAGGCTTCCAACAAGGGTGCAGTCCTCCCCAAAACAGCTGCATGGATGACCGGGCCGGAAGTAGCCGAGCATTACAAGGACGTAGCCAAGATAAAGCAGACCGCTGAAGGCTGGAAGCCTCTCGCAGCTATCCTCCTGATCCACGCCCAGGTCTGCACTACCTGCCATACAGAACACCAGCGAGTCGAGGGCACCTTCATCAAGAAGGAAAACCTCCGGCTACGTGCTATCTCCTATCTCCAGCCCAAGGACGCTTTCGACCTGAAAGACCTTCCAAGGGAAATTGAAATCCGCCCTCTCTACACTCCGATCTGCCCGAATTGCTATTTAACCCAGGGCTGGTCGGATGCCCCTATTACTTTGAAGGAGTAGCTGAGATGAAATCTCCCACCCCCTCACCGATCTCTCAAGCGGCAGGCGAGCGCGATCCAGGCGCGTATGACATCCGGAGCACGCTCGAAACGATCACGCTGCTATGCGAAGAGAATGGCGAACCGTGCGACGGCTTCCGATTTCGGGAGTTGATATTGAAGGCACGCACATTCCTCTCCACCGCTCCGACCACTGGAAGCGAGCCGGTAGCGTTCTACGATCCGAATGACGGCCGCCGTCAAGAGTCGTTCGTCTGGGCATCTGATTACCCTAACGGTGCTGGATCTTCAAATGTTCCGCTCTACGCCACCCCTGCCAGCCCCGTAGCGAGCGTGCTGACGGATGGGCAGATTAAAGAACATTTTGACTCTCACGCCCGATATGCGCTTGAAGGTAGCAAACTGTATTGGGATGACGCATTAGCATTTGCTCGCGCCCTCCTTGCGGCGTCTATGGGCGGAGATAAGCCATGAGGCTCGGTGAATTGATCCGTACGCGCCGTGAAGCGCTTGGCCTGACGCTCGAAGAAACAGCCGATGCCATCGGTTGCTCGAAGTCTTATATCTGGGAAGTCGAGAACCACAAGGGCTACAAGATCAGCTTGTTACTTGCCGCGCGCTTGTCCATCGGCTTGGGCCTGCAAGTGTCAATGCTGGCTGCCTCAGCCCTAGAATCTGAAAAGGAATCGAAATGATCTGGCCTACCAAAGTAAAAAGTGACGACGGCAAGACGTTCTATACCGATGACGTCGCCCCCACGCAGGGCGCAGATGCGCGACCGGTGGTGATCTGCCAGATAGAACAGCACAACGGCTCATGGCTTGATGTGTCGATAGACGCCTACGAAAGCACTGAAGTGAGTCGCAGACGCATTGTTCATCTAATTGAAAAGGAGTCTTCCTAATGGGCCGTCCTCGCAAAACCACCCCACCTGTCCGCATTGGCTTCACCCTGCCCCAGGATCTGGCCGACCGACTCGACTCCCACCTCAAGTCCGAAGTGGAAAATCGAGTCCCGCATGGTGACAAGAGCAAGTTCTTCGAAGGTCTGACACGTCAATATTTTGAAACACTTGACGGAGAGCTCACTGAAATCGAAACCTCACTGGAGAAAGAAAATGGGATGGGCCAGGAAATCTGACGGAACAACCCCACTGGGGGATCGTCTCAAGAAAGAGCGCAATCGCAGGGGATTTACCAATCTCAATGCCTTCGCCAAATCCGTAAACATGTCTGTTTACAGTATCACTGCTATAGAGAATCGCGGAGCAGCCCCGCACGTGCATAACCTGATCAAAATTGCTCAGGTACTTGAATGTTCAACAGACTGGCTCTTGGGCCTAGAGGAGTAGCAAGCATGATCCCAGCAGAACGACGTGATGCAGCATCAGCGTGTTGGTTGAAGCCAGCGGACTTAGGCAAGATGCCGCATGGGGGGATGAACTACGCCCAGTGTGACTTGTGGCCGAATCTCGCCAGAAACTCCACAGAGTTCCCGCAGCCGAATACCACCTGCTACATCTCCGGCCCTGTCACCGGTATCGAGGAATTCAACCGGCCCTCGTTCCTCCTCGCGCAACGGATGCTGCTCTCAGCCGGTTGCTCTGTGTTCAATCCAATCCACATTGATTGGCCGATTGATCCGCTAGAGGGGGAAGCTCTCTGGCAGTACATGATGCATTACTGTGTAGCTGCTATCCCCCTCTGTGACAGCTTGCTGATGCTCCCCGATTGGCAGAATAGCAAGGGCGCTAAGGAAGAACACCGTATCGCCAAGATGTTAGGACTGATCATCTACTACTCCCCCGTACTCGATAAAGAGAACAAGTAACTCACCCCCACCACCAGGGCAAGCCCTGACAGCTAAAAGGCTCAATTGTGAATCATGAAGAACTATCAGCATCCCAAGCGGACGCGACGCTCTACCAAGCTGAAGCCCCATTCGAGTTCACCTCGGACCAGCTCGAAGCGATCCAAGAACTCCTCAACTACATCTCCAGCCCCTATCTCACCGACTGGTACTTCTGCTTCCGTGGCTATGCTGGCACCGGCAAAACATCTTGCATGCGGGAGGTCGCCAGACGAGTTGGGTCGTCGAATGCTAGATTTGCTTACACTGCTCCAACAAACAAGGCAGCAAAAGTCCTGCGGGAGATCGTGGGCAGTGCCTCAACCATCTATTCCTTGCTGGGCCTCCGAGTTGACAAGAACGGAGAAACTAAGCAAATCGCACACGGTAAGCCTGTTGACCTGTCAGACCTGGATGTTATTGTTGTAGACGAAGCCTCGATGGTGAATGCGCACCTCTTCGACCTGCTCTCCGACATCGCGGACAAATTCAACCTCAAAGTGGTTTTCATGGGGGACCCTGCGCAGCTACCTCCTGTGAAAGAATCAGAGAGCCTTGCCCTGCAGGGTGAAACGGGCATTCAACTCACTAAGGTGATGCGCCATGACAACCAGATTCTCTCGCTCGTCTCTTCGATTCGAGAAGTTATATTCTCTCCGGCACCTTCAATTAATATCAAATCTGACAACCGAAACGGAGAGGGTGTCTGGAAGCTCAGCAAGCCAGACTTCAAAAAAGAAATCTATGCAGCAGCCTCCCGAGGTGAATTCGCTGATGGCCGAACAACTAAGGTCATCTCCTGGCGAAATGTCAAGGTTGACGAGTACAACCAAATCGCCAGAGCCGCTATCTTTGGAGCAGAAGCGCAGCCAGGATTTTTTCTTGTGGGAGACCGAGTTGTGGCAGCTGGCCCTTGTGAGCGGAATGACGACCTGCTCCTCCACACCGACGACGAGGCTATTGTTGAAGGAGTGATTGAGTGCAAGCATCCGCTGGAGCCGAAGTATCACGCGCTGGAGTTGAAATGCCGAAGGGAGGATAACCAGATTATTCGCCTCTTAGTCATTCATCCAGCTAGTCAACAACAACACGACAATGATTGTGAACTGTTGGCCCATGAAGCCAGGGGGAATCCAAAACTCTGGCGACGTTTTTGGGACCTTAAGGACTTGTTCCATCAGATTAAATTTGCCTATGCAATCACTGCGCATAGATCGCAGGGGTCTACGTATACCAATGTATTCGTAGATTTCCAGGATACTCTTTACAACAGGAACCGTAGAGAGGCTTTTCAGTGTTTATATGTAGCGTGCTCTCGTGCTAGTAAAAGACTTTACCTTGCCTAAACTAGTTTGCATATGATGTTTGTGCGTACTCATGGGGAGTGCAAGGAGAATCTAAATGGAAGCGGTTGATATTGTTGGGGAAAAGTTCGGGAACTGGGAAGTTGTGGAAAGAGCCCCCAATAGACAGACAAGAGCGGTATGGGTTTGTCGGTGTGTTTGCGGAACACTTGCAGAAGTTTATGGGGGAAATCTTCGCAGGGGCCTTTCGAAAGGATGCGGCTGCAATTGGGCCGAAGTTCACCCTGAAAAATTTAAGCACGGAAGAACTGAAACTAAGGAATGGTTGGCCTGGAGAAACTTAAAAGACAGGTGTAACAACCCTAATGTTCGGAATTACGATCAGTACGGAGGTCGGGGGATTACTTATGCCCCGGAATGGGAAGAGTTTTCCGCCTTTTTCCGGGATATGGGAGGAGCTCCCTCGAAACAGCATTCGATAGATCGCATTGATAATGATGGCAATTACTGTAAAAGTAATTGTAAATGGTCCACCTCTTCAGAACAGGCCCTCAATCGTAGAGTTTGTTTAAAAACAGGGGGAAAAAATTTATACGAGCTTGCAGCTGAATATGGCATTACAGTAAAAGCGTATAAGTTTAAACGAGATCACGGGTTGTTACCCGTTAAATCTGACTAGCATCTATTATTTACCGGGATTACTATTGATTAATCGCGGTGAGAAACTAAATCGGAGGCTGAAATGGGAAAAGTTAAATTGAATGTGCCCGACCCCTTAGACTTCTGCCCGGCTTGCCATAAAAAGACCCAGCAGGAATGCTCTCACGTGAACTGTGGCCGTCGTAAGAGAGTTACTGTGGCAGTCCCGGATGATGCATCCTGTCGCGGTATGCAGTCTGGCGGGTATTACCGAAAAACTTACCAGGACAAATAACATGCATCATCTTAAAGAAACCACCATCGACGGGGTGAAGTTCGTGCTGATCCCTGAAGAGTTGCATGACAAGCTTGTTCGTATTTGTCACCCTTGCTATTCTCCCGGTGAATTCGATTGGGCAATGGTTTGTGATGACTGGGAAGCCTACGACCCGGAGATTTTCAGCGATGGCAAGTGAATTGATTAACGAACAGGTTCAAGATTGGCGCAACCGAGCAGCATTAGGTCAATTGTCGATTGATGAAATGAAAATCGCTATCGAGGCAATCCGCAAGGAGCGCGCCAATCTCGAAGCTCCCAAGCCGAAGAAGCGTGCCGCAGCGGGCACAGCAGCAAAGCCGAAGAAGCTCAAACCGGAGGATGTAAACTCCGACGATCTGCTGAAAGAACTAGGCATCTAACCGTAGTACAACTACAGAGGCTCGAAATGCAAGTAACACAAATGGTTTATCTGATAGCAGGACCAAGCCAGAACTACAATCAGGAGACTTACGAATACGAAGATTGTGTCTCTTTCACAGTATGGCCCTACGACAAATACGGAGATTCCGACCCTGCTGTCGCCTCTCAGGAAGTTACTTTTGAAGTCCCTGATGGATTGAATGCGAAAGATCTGAAATTGCAGGCACTTGAAGCGGAGCGGGTTAGGCTCATGGCCGACTTCAACCACCGCATCACCCAAATCCAGGCCGAAATCAACCAGCTGACCGCGATCGAGTTTCAGGTAGCTCCACAGGGAGATGATCTTGACATCCCCTTTTAAATTCCGCCCAATGTTCCCCAATGCAGTCGACTCCACGTTGATCGCCGCGTTCCGGGCATGCCCCCAAAAGTTTTTCCTGAGCTACGTAGAGCATTGGAAAAGCACCACCAAGAGCGTCCATCTCGTCGCCGGAGGCGCATTCGCCTCAGCAATCGAAGCCGCTCGGGAAGCCTTCTACGTCGAAGGAAAGTCCAACAGCGATTCAGAAGCAATCGGAATGACTGCTCTTATCAAGGGGTACGGGGATTTCGAGTGTACTCCAGAGAGTGCCAAGTCACTGGAACGCATGCTCGGGGCTTTCGAATTCTATCTTTTCAACTACCCATTAGGGGGTGATGGTGCCGAACCGATTACGCTGCCTGGGGGTCGAAAGGGCATTGAGTTCTCTTTTGCTGAGCCTCTTGCTATTAATCATCCTGTTACCGGTGTTCCTATTCTCTATACTGGGCGTAGTGATATGGTTGCCAATCGTCATGGTACAGGGATCTGGAACTACGACGAGAAAACCACCAGCTCCTTAGGGGCTACTTGGGGCCGGCAGTGGGAGATGCGCAGCCAGTTCACCGGCTACAACTGGGCTCTCCTCCAGCAAGGCATCAAACCCCAGGGCACTATCGTCCGTGGCATCTCCATCCTCAAGACCAAGTACGACACGATGGAAGTCCCGACCTATCGTAGCCCTCATGAAATCGCCCTCTGGGAGAAGCAAACTCTCAGAGATATCAAACGAATGATAGCTTGCTGGGAAGAGGGGTACTGGGATTATGACATCGACGGGGCGTGTACGGAATATGGTGGTTGCCAGTTTCAGCGAATCTGCAAATCCAGCAACCCCGATGAATGGCTTCCAGCACATTTCGTGCAGCGTGTGTGGGACCCATTGGAGCGTGCTGAGATTAGTGTTGCCGATTACGAGTCTAAGTGGGGCTTCGTCCGGCCAGAAGAAGCACCTCCTGCCCCAGGACTCCCTGGATTGTTGCTTGGAGACGGCCATGCGCTTGGTGAAGAATTGAAAGGACTGATGTAATTATGACAACGTCAACAGTAGTTCTTCAGGCTTTACTTGAATTTCTCTGCGGAGCAGTAATAGGTGCCTTAGTGATGTATTTTTATCAGAAGTGACATGCAATTCTTCCGCCACTTCTACATCGGAACTAACTACCTCGGCTCTTCTGAAGACCGCATCCGATTCATTCACGGGGAAGCCCAACAGCCTGTCCCTTACGTGATGTTCTGCCCGTGCTGTGGGGAGATTTGGGCGAGGATGCCGGTGCTCAACTCAATGGCGGATTGGCGGATCATCGGGGGGTATTGCGAGAAGCACGGGAAGTCCCGCTATGCAATCGCAGGCTCCCTGATGCTGAATTGGGAACCGGAACTCACCGCTATCTTGCCGGATGAAGTTATCAAAAGGGAATTCGCCCTTCACTTACGACTATGGGATAAGGAAAATGACAGAAAGCTGGAAAGAGCCTGAAGAGGACAACATGTCGATAGGGGAGCTAGCCGAATACTTGCTATCCTTTCCGGCAGAGATTCAACATTTACCAGTGAAGGTCCTTTGGGAAGGGCAGATATTCCCCGTCAACAAAGCCAGATTCGACTTCACTGATGGAAAGCGCTACTACGCTGAATCCCTGATGAAAGGGAAAGCGACATACACAGGAATTTACCTGGAACTCTACGCGGATCACATGTAATGACACTCGAACAAGGTACAGCAGTAGGAGACTCCGCTGATCTTCCAGGAATGGAACTATCGGCACTACCGGGCGTAAATTGTATGCTGATGGGGCCATCAGGCACAGGCAAAACCCACGCCATCGGAACCATTGCCGAAGCCTACCCCGATCTGGAAGTGTTTTACCTCGGTCTGGAACCCGGGATGGAAACCCTGCTCGGCTACTACAAGAGCAAGGGGAAACCTCTACCCCCTAACCTCCATTGGCATTATCTCGAAGCAGCTAAGGCATCGTTCAAGGACATGCTGGAAGGTGCGAAGCGAGTTAACACGATGTCATTGGAAACACTGGCGAAAACAAATGATCCCAACAGATCCAAACACAATCGATTTATCAAGCTCCTCGAAGTCCTTAACGATTTCCCTGACGACAGAACAGGCAAGAAATTTGGCTGCGCTGATGAGTGGGGTCCGAACCGAATCCTTGTTATCGACGGAATGGCCGGTCTGGCTCGCATGGCAATGTCCCTCGTCGTGGGAAATAAGCCTGTCAAGAATATTAGCGACTGGGGAATAGCCCAGGATCAGATCGAGAAGGTCATCAACCTCTGGACGGACGCTTGCAAGTGCCATTTCATCCTCATTGCTCACGTCGAGCGGGAAAAGGATGAAGTTCTCGGTGGTATCAAGCTGATGGTCAGCACTCTCGGGAATAAGTTGGCCCCGAAGTTGCCAGCAATGTTTTCGGATGTGATTCTCGCTGTCCGCGAAGGTTCCAAATTCACATGGGACACAGCCAACTCACAGGCTGACGTCAAGACCCGCAACTTGGCAATTGCCGCTGGATTGCCCCCGGATTTCAAGCCGATCTTCACTTCGTGGCTGTCGCGTGGTGGGAAGTTTGTTGAGGGCGTGCGGGATGCGAATAGCCCCCCGGAGGAGTGATGAGAATAGTAGACACAGATAACTTTGCTGGAGATTACCCGGATGAGAAATTTATTCTGGGCTGGGTGACTGAAAAACAGGGAAAAGAAATTGTGGAAGTTATTAATAGAGTCCTCAATGAGCGTGGAGAGTGCTCTAGGTATTATAAAGTAGTAGCAGATGATTATCAGCTCCAACCGGGTTTTCAACCGTGATTAACAAATAGTAATCGCGGGTAATAACTACCCTAACCCTGACAGGAGGTGCGTAAATACTAGCAAAACTGGCTATTAACTAGCCCCAATCGGTAATATAGTTTCTCTACGGTGCGAGCACCGGCAAATGTTACAAACTCTCTTAATCTCCGAGGTCATTCCATGTTTGACGCAGATAGCTTTTTGAATTCCGCAGTAACCGGCTCCAACTCCACCAAAGTCGTTCCGTGCCCCATGGGGGAATTCCCTGGCGTCATCGACAAGATCGCAGCACGCCAATGGCAGTCTGGCGACGGCACGAAAACTGGTGTCGCCCTCGATGTGACCTGGGCAATCGAAGATGACGAAGCCAAAGCCACAACTGGCCGTGATGTCGTCACCGCTCGCCAAGGCATCATGCTGGATCTCACCCCCGACGGTGCTATCGACATGGGGGAAGGAAAGAATGTGGCCCTCGGTCGCTTGCGTGCAGCTACCGGCCTCAACGATCCGTCAGTCGAGTTCTCGTTCAACCAGCTCCCTGGCCGCATGGCTAAGGTCAAGGTCGGTCATCGCCCGGACAAGAACGACCCGGAGATTGTCTACGCGCAAGTTGATGCAGTAACCAGCCTGGGCTAAGCAACCCCCAGTAACAAAACTCGTTGCAATGGGCCGGCCTTCAGGGGCCGGTTCTTCCTGAAGATCTACAAAGGCTCAGACATGTTTAAAATCATTCTCGGATTAACCATAGCCGCAAGTCTTTCTGGGTGTGACCTCTACCCACCCTACCGCGTGTATAACGCCAAAATGAATGGAGAAGCTGAATTAGCTCAGGCGAATTACGCAAAACAAGTTCAAGTGCAGGATGCTCTGGCTAAGAAAGAAAGTGCAAAATCTCTAGCAGATGCTGAAGTTATTCGAGCCTCTGGAGTAGCAAAAGCTAATGCTATCATTGGGGAATCTCTGAAAGGGAATGAAAGCTATCTTCGTTATCTGTGGATTCAAAATCTCTCGGCATCTGAAGGTAAGGGTCAGGTTATCTATGTTCCTACCGAAGCCGGTCTTCCTATACTCGAAGCCTCCCGGAAACCCTAGCCATGCTCGCCCTCTTCATCGCAGTCTTTCTCCTGGCCGAATCCCGCGCCCATTGGCTGTGGTGGGGGTCGTTCATAGCAGTCCTTTTCGTTACCTTCATCGCGTCATTGCATGGGGCATAAATTCCCCTACTCAACCTCCAGGAGCCTTCGCGCTCCCTTTTTAGCTGAAAATCCCCAACAAGCAGGAAAATGCAATGACAGCACAGCTAATTAAGACCTCTGACATCCAGATTGACCTGAATCGCCAACGTAGAGAATTCGAATCCCAAGCACTCGCGGAGCTAGCTGCCGGTATCCGTGCCCGAGGCCTCATGCATGCCATTGTCCTCCGCGAACGGGATGGCGCTATGGTTCTCGTAGCCGGTGAGCGTCGGATGCGCGCTATCGATGAGGTGCGCATGCTCGGAGGTACGATCAAATACAACGGAGAGGTAATTCCTGATGGTTATTTACCTTACGTCACCCTTGGTCAGCTCTCCCCGCTCGAAGCGGAAGAAGCAGAACTTGAGGAAAACTTACACAGAAAAGACCTTACATGGCAGGAACGTGCTGCGGCATTGTCGAGGCTCCACAACCTACGCAGTAAACAGGCACACGCGGAGGGAAGGGTCCACACCGTGGCTGATACAGCCGTCGAAGTCAAGGGGCGTTCGGACGGGAATTTTCAAAACACGGTTAGAAAGGACATCATTGTCAGTCAGTACCTTCATATACCGGAAATTGCAAAGGCCAAGAACACTGACGAAGCATTCAAAATACTGAAGAAGCAAGAGGAAACCCGCAAATACGCGGACCTCGCCAAGCGCGTAGGTGCTACTCTCTCCCACGAATCCCACAAGGCGTTCAACGTCAATTGCCTCTCGTGGATGCTCACTACAGACCCGGAGCAATTTGATGTTATTCTTACAGACCCGCCTTACGGCATGGGAGCAGATGAATTCGGTGATGGGGCTGGTAAGTTCGGAGGTATCGAACACCATTACAAGGATGACTACGAATCCTGGCGATCTCTTATGCAGGACTGGGCACCGCTGGCTTACCGGGTTGCCAAGCCCGAAGCCCATGCCTACGTTTTTTGCGATATTGATAACTTTCATGAGCTTAAAAGGATCATGCAGGGAGCCGGGTGGTGGGTTACTCGTACCCCCTTCATCTGTACTAAACCCAATTCCGGCCGCGTGCCTCATCCTGATAACGGGCCTCGACGCCAATGGGAGATGATTTTATATGCCATTAAGGGCAAGAAGAAAACGACCGGTATCTACCCTGATGTTGTTACGACTTTTGCTGACGCAAACACCACCCACGGTGCGCAGAAGCCTGTTGCTCTTTATTCTGACCTTCTTAAGCGCAGTGCGCGACCTGGTGATCGCGTGCTTGATAGCTTCGCTGGGAGCGGTACTATTTTTCCCGCTGCTCATGCTGCTAAGTGCTTGGCTACTGGGTTGGAGCAGAATTCAACTTACTATGGGATCTGCCTGCAACGGCTCCAAGGACTAACCAACGTCGACCCAGCGGAGCAAGGCAAGGCTCTGATGGCGGAACTCAACCAGCTGAAGGAGTAGCTTGATGGATCATCCTGACTATCGCCTGCGTAAGTGGAACTCCAAGCTGGTGCTGGTTACGACCGACCCGGAGTCGCTGATGATGGATCCAGATCTGCCTGATTTTTATATCTCGGATACGCTGCGGCTTCAACTGATTGCAGTACGCAACCTCTGCCAGCGGACTCTGGAAAAGTGTTGTGTAATAGATTACCCCGCGAAAAATTAATATAGGAATTGCAATGGCTCAAATGACGGTAAGGGCTTCTGGCCCCCGTAATGCAAAGATAATGATTGTGGGCGACCACGCACATGAGATGGATCTCAGGCGTGGAGAGCCATTTATCGGTGGGGGCGGTTTTGAGCTGACGAAGATGTTGAGTGACGTGGGGATTCGCAGGGATGACTGCTACATGACCCTCGTCCTGAAGAGCCGTACCTACCCGAACGAACTCAATATCATCGACAAGAAGAAAGACCGCCAGCCGAATCATGTGTTCTTCCAAGGACACTACATCACGCAGAAGCTTTATGACGCGTGCATGGCCCTGCGGGAGGAAGTGGAGCTAGTCAAGCCTAACGTCATCTGCACGGTTGGGGATTTGGCGCTATTCGCCCTCACGGGGGTAACTTCCAGCTTCAACTACCGCTCGTCCATCATGGATAGCGTGCTCACTCCGGGGTACAAGGTCATCCCGACCCTGCGGAGCGATATCATCCACACGCAATATGCTCGCCGCCCCTGGATGCTGCACGATTTGAAGCGGGTTAAAACCAATTCACTGACTCCGGGAGTTTTTCACCGGGATTACAAATTGTTAATCGCGGTTGATAACTCGGAGCAGTGGCTAGACACCATTGTAGAAAAGTTAGACTGGATCAGTGACGTACACCTAGCTTGCAAAGACACCCCACTTTCCTGCGATATCGAAACTCGTGGTGGTCACATCACCTGCATCTCTTTCGCGTGGTCCCCTACGGAAGGTATTTGCATTCAACTCTGCCCACTCCGTAATCCAGAAGGGTTTTGGGATGCTGAGAGCGAGGCTATCCTTGCGCAGAGAATCTGCAGTATTCTTACCGATCCCAATGTCCTCCTAGTCGGACAAAACTTCAACTACGATCTCCAGTATATCTTCCGTCATTGGGGGATCCTCCCGACGAACGTAGCTGACACAATGCTCATGCAGCACTCTGCGTTCAGCAACCTCCCGAAAAACCTCGGGTTCCTCTCCTCCATGTACTGCGAAGACCATCTCTACTGGAAGGATGACCGCACGGACTGGAAGGAAGGAGAGGATGGCGAGGATGAGATGAAATATTGGGAGTATTGCGCTACCGATTCCTGCCGTACCCTTGCTGTCTACCACACCCTCAAATCCGTGCTCAAGGCCATGAACCTGGAAAAGGTCAATGAATTCCAGCAACGCTTGCGCCCAAAGGTCCTTAAGTCAATGATTCGCGGGGTGCGGGTCGATCAACAAAAGCGCTCTGATCTATCACTCACCCTCATGCGGGAGGTGGAATCTCGGAAACATTGGATGAGGGAGGTAGTTGGGTATGAAATCAACTACCGCTCCCCAATGCAAATGCAGGATTTCTTCTACCGGCAGATGGGGCTAAAACCGATCACTAACCGAGCCACGGGAGGCATCACCACCAATGACGCTGCCCTACAATCCTTGGGTGCCAAGGAACCTATCCTTTGGCCAGTTATTAGGAAAATCTCTGAGCTACGATCCCTGGGTGTCTTCCATTCCACTTTCGTTCTGGCTCCCCTCGACAATGATCGCAGGATGCGGTGCTCCTTCAACATTGCCGGTACGGAAACCTATCGCTTCTCATCCAGCAAGAACGCATTCGGCAGTGGAATGAACATGCAGAACATCCCCAAAGGTGGGGAGACTGAAGACGCGGGACTAGACCTACCGAATATCCGCAACATCTTCATCCCGGACGAAGGGCAGACCTTCTTTGATATCGATCTTGACAGTGCTGACCTCCGAATCGTTACCTGGGAATCCGGTTGCGAGTGGATGAAAGAGAATTTCAAGGCTGGCCGGAAGCCCTATGTGGAAGTAATGAAGGAATACTATCATGACCAAACTATGTCGAAAAATTCGCACCCGCGCGAGTATGCGATGTTCAAGTCTCTGTGCCATGGCACGAATTATCTCGGAACAGCGGAGGGAATCGCACCTCGTATTGGGCTCAACGTACATGAAACTGATCGGATTCAAAAGTGGTACTTTGGCCTTTGTCCGGAAATTGCCCAATGGCAGAATGATATTAAAAAACAAGTGTCTGGTCGTAGATACGTGGAGAACGCATTCGGCTACAGAAATTACTTTTTCGACAAGATCGAAGGGACCATTTTTAATCAAGCCATTGCATGGATACCGCAGAGTTCTGTTGCGTGCCTGATTAACAGGGCATACGTGGCAATTGACGACCTGCACGGGGATTGGATACAGATTCTTTTGCAGGTGCATGACTCCCTGGCAGGTACGTTTCCTAGCAGCAGAAAGGAGGAGGCATTGAAACTAATTCGGGAAGCAGCTTCTATAGCAATACCGTATGAGGACCCGCTCTACATTCCTGTAGGCGTGGTATCCAGTGAAAAATCATGGGGGCAGTGCGGATAATGAAAATCATTCAACTACTAGCAGCAATCGATGGGGAATCCCCTGGAACAATCGGGAGCCAGATCTACGGCTTAGGGGATGATGGGGTGGTGTATGAGTTGGTAAGCCCTTCTAAAACTCTAACACATAGAAATCAACATGCTGTAGCAGTTCGCTACTACGATGGAGAAACTGGTGGATGGCGTGCAGTTGTGCAGTCCCATGAACGAACGGAAACTATTCCAAATCCCGATCGACCTTCGCTAAAATAAGAAAAGCCCCTCAGTTTCGAGGGGCTAGTTTCTCACCGCTATTACTTTTCATTAATCCCGGTGAATAACTACTTCCCCCAGACTGCCGACAAGATCAACCTCAAACTATCCGGGTCGATCTTATTCGGTGGCTCCGACAGCTGCCCCAGCATACCAGCCGCCTGCAAACACATCGTAGCGAACTCAGAGCAGAATCTCTCTTCCTCGTTCGTCCAGCCTGTTGAGAAGAAGAACGCTACGATCCCCAGTTGGTTGTACTTACGCCCAATCTGGCTCCGGCCGTAGCTGTAGAACATCTGCTCCTGCTTCGGCGTGCAGGGGATATCCACCCTCTCCACCGGGCAGGTCATATACCCAGCTGGTCGGATCTGCACTCCAGCCGGAACCCCCTGAATCACATCACTCCGCGCTCCCAGCAAGCTCCCATCCGGCAGGACACAATCAACATGAGAGAACTTGCCATGACCAAACCACTTGATCATGGCCGATCCTACTCCCGTCCCTTCTACAAACTGCAAGCTGATTGTGCCCATTGCCGTCTCTTACGTGCGCGAAACGATGGTGTTGGCAATCTCCGCACCGACAGCCGACGGCGTGGTCGTACCAGCAGCTGCCGTCAGCCGAGCCGATAACGTGGTGAAGATCGCGGAGACCAGTTGAGCTGCTGCGGGAACAGCTGCATTCTCAATCGTCGGGAGCGTGGCCACCAGATTCGCCACGAACGCCGTACCCTTGATCGTTGCCGAAGCCGGGTTGACCCACTCCTGCGGGTTGGTTTGGATATCCGACAGAGTAGCTGTGATCAGTGACAACACCGGGGGGAAGGCTTCCGATGCTGCCAGCTCTGCCAATTGTGCGAAGATGTTCGTCGGGGTTGCGGTTACTGTGCTCATGGGTGTAGCTCCTTGGTTTACTACTGATTGCAATTCCGCGGCATTGCGGAGGTTATTGAAAAGGTTGAGCCGAACCTGGCCCACCCCCATTTGCTGCTGCTGCACCAGTTGTGGCAAGATTAGCCCCCTGAGTAACGGCTTGATTATGCCAGCAGTAGAGACCAAAGGCTCCGAGGGCTGCTTTGATACAGCCGATGAGTTCTTCAGCTCCTTTGACTTGTTGCCAAACCAGAGCAGTCCAAAGCGCGACGAGAGCTGCTGCCGCAATCCACTGAACATAGATAATACCCTTATTCATGAAGTGCTCCTTGGTCGAGGTTACCTGCGATTCTGTTCATCCTACCATCAGCGTAGGTGGGCTGCTTTAAGGAGGCTAGATAGCGGAGACGCTTGGAGTTAAACCGAGCGACTACCTCCCAGGGATCGATGAAGCCTATTACATCAGCCAGATCCTGCCCGAGTTGCTTGCCCCCGACGATTTCCTGTAGCCATTGGATCGGATGGCCCCCGTTGTAGGAGGTATCGAGGATCTGAAAGGCAATCGGAGCCACGTACAACTCGCAACCGAATGGGACCCAATATTCCTGCTCCGCTATGGATTCGGCTGTGGCCTCGGGCAACTCTTGCATAGCCCCGCGATAGCCCCATTTGTAGGCCACGCGGGCAGTGACACCCCAGCGAGTTGCCCCACCATTGTCCACTACAAATCCCCCCTCATTGAGGAGCAGGAGCTTCCAACACGTCTGGAACTTAGCCGTAGTCACAATGGCTCCCTATGCCGTTTCGTCCGCTCTCGGTGCTGCTTTTCCTCCTGCCGCTTCAGCTCTGAATAAAACACCTTATCCCTCAGCAGCACCACCACCTGCAGTATCGTATAAACCAGCGTAACTGCAATCAGCCAATCCGCTATCCCATACCCCAGAAAATGCATCCCCACCATCGACACTGGCGGCGCGGCTTTCACTGCACTCACAACAACATCTTTAGTGGTGTCATCCATGATAGACATCCGGTAAGTCCCCGAAGTGCGTAATTAACCGTGATTACTTTTTGTTAATGTATGTCGAAAACCCAACTAATCAGTTTGCCCCAAACACCAACACGCTAACAAAATCCGGGTCAAATGAAGTATTTGCTGTATTGGTAGTTCCAATTGTAAGCTCTGCAGCCGACTCTGCTGTGCGAAACACAAATCCAGGCAAATCCATTGAAAAACCATAGGCATTCAATGCCCCAGTCAGAGGAGTATTGTACGTAATAACATACACCCCCACAGATGTTCTAACCACAGTGGAGATATTCACGGATTGCTGAATTGTCACCACCCCACCAGACACGGCAAACCGGACGAAGGCAGCCGCGGACTGCACAGCTAGCTTCGCCACCCCCGCTGGCGTATACACAGCATTGTTCACTGGATTCAGCCAGCTGGATGTAATAGGATTATTTTGGTTATAATCCTGGAAAAAAGTGCTAGTCATAACCAACTCCTAGAGAATTCCATTAGCTGTACACTGCCCAATCGCGGACCCACCGCTGTTTGTGCTAATACCTACAGCAGTAAAACCAGTCCCTGAGATCGATTGAGGAAAAACAGCAACTCCACCACTTGCCGTACTGTTATTGGAACAAGTCACATTCGGAACAGTTGTGAAAGCCCTAGGAAAGGTCACAGAAATACTCCCAGAAAACAGACTTCCGTAAGCTGTACTAGTGGTAATTGTCCCTGTGGTGAAAGTTTCCGTGTCGCCGTAATAAGTGACTGTTGGGGATGAAGAAACTACATAATGGTTAGCATTGGTTGGGATACTAAGAAAATTCTGCGCCGCAATTTTCCCTGCCCCACTGGAATTAATCTGCATGCCCACATTACCAGATTGCCCATTTCCTATAATACTATTCGACCCAAAAGTAAATCCCTGCACCCCAGTAAACGCTACCCCAGTCCCAGTAGCTCCATTGAATTGCATGTAATTACCAGAAACAGTAATATAGCTTAATAGTCCACTAGTGTCTGTGCTGAGATCAGTTCCACTTGCACCATTATTGACACCAAGCTCATTTCCGGTTATGACAATCCCACCAAAAGCACCAGTACTAGCTACTCCAAGGTAAATATTAAACTGATCTTGATTCTCAATCGAATTTCCAGTCAGTAAAAGTGGCCCAGAAGTGATAGCCCCTGTGTAAGCTAAAACGAAGCCAGAATGCCCTCCAAGGATCTTATCCCCTGTGATCCGCAATCCTCCCCCACTCAATTGATAAATACCAATTAATCTTCCAGTGGTCTCGGCTGTAGCTAAGTGACTGTTGGCGATAACAAAATCGCCTGCACCAGTATTTTGGGGGAACTCGTAGTAAATACCAACGTCAAAATAATTAACAATAGTCGCTTCTGCAATTGATCCATACTCACAATTTGTAAGTTGAATTCCTCGATAGAAGCCATACTGCCAAATATTATTAACATGCAAATTTTGCAGATTGCCTGCCGAGGGGGCAAAATGTAACCCAGCCCCACCAGAACGCGTATTCTGAGCAACCTCTGCAAAATTCTGAAACGTAGGAATAGGAGCGGCATTTCCCGATCCCCCTCCCGTATATGTAATTGCATCCGTACTACCAGTATCGGTAGTATTTAAGATCGTAAAATACCCATCCCCAATGATCCCACCGGAGGAGAATGAGATAGTCGTGAAGTTATACTGCCCCTGCGGGTAGTAGATCAATCGACCAGTAGCATGTGCTGCTTGCATAGCAGCCGTATTATTAGTCGACCCGTCCGCTTTAGCCCCCCACTCACGCACGTCAGCCGGCCCTGGACCGAAGCTGGCATTCCAGCAATTCCCATTCGAACCTTTGACTTGGGAACCATTATCCCCAGCCCCCGCGTTCAATGTACACGGCAGAGCAGTTGCCACATAAAGCAGGGGTGGAGCATCCCCAGCGGCTACAAACCCCATACGCCAAACAGTCGGAGCAAATACCGTAGAGGTAGCTGCTAACACAGTATTATTTGCGACAGCTGGGGAAGCCGTCGCCACAGCTCCAGAGACAAAAGCAGTAGTTGCTAATTTAGTTGAACTGTCTCCAGCAGTCGGCGTCGGAGCTGTTGGTGAGAGAGTAAAATTCCCCTGCCCCGTGAATTGCGACGTCCCATTAACAACTAAATTGTTAACTGGAAAAGTCTGCGAACTGGCTGCAACAACCCACAGCAGCCCCGCAATTAATGTGATTAGTTTTTTCATACTGAAACTCCAGCTGCATCGATCCAAATTGCAGGGATTATCTGCAGAGCCCAGATCATAATCCCCAAAGTGGTATCTAAAAAGGGCTGCCCAACAAATACCGGAACAGGTCGAGAGGTGGTCGGGCCAGACTGGGGAACCCCAGCCAGAACAAAAGAAGCAATAACAGACAGTGGAATATCTGCCGTCTGCCCTGTGACCACGCCAGTACAAGTATCAGTCCCTTGCACTACTCTCCCATTTAATGGGTATGATCCTTGCTCTGCCATTGCAAACTCCTTTTAGGGAATCCGCAGAGCGGAAACCTGGCATGTCATAGCAGCAGTGCTGACTGTGAAATTAGCAGCTCCTACCAGAAAATATGACGTAGAACTACTCGGATTTACTATCTGAGTGGGGACAGTAAAGATTTCAGTACTTCCTGCAGCGGCTGTCCCCGACCAAGATGAATATAAGGGGACCGCAGGAACTGCTCCAGTGGTTGTACTAATACCAGCAGAAGCCCCTGACATGACAGTCGATCCTGCGGGATTGAAAGAGATGCTTCCATAGAGCATCCATTTTCCAGCAGTCAGAGGCATTGTGGCACAATTTGCTATAGAGCCACTTGTAAGAGAGATAGAAGTTCCACTAGCTGTTACGGTCTCCCCCCAACTTCCAGCAGGAGAGGCAACTCCGGTAGCTTCACCAACCACAGTAGGGGTAGTTATTTTAGGGGAAGCCGACACGAAAGCAGTAGTAGCTAATTGAGTGGTGTTCGTACCCGTAGCTGCTGTAGGAGCCGCTGGTGTTCCGGTAAACGTGGGGGAGGCTAGTAGGGCATAAGGAGCGAGAAGGGTTGCGGCCCCTGCCCCACTGATACTTCCAGTTACCGCTAAATTAGCTGCAGTAGTAGTCCCTGTGAAAGTGGGGGAGGAGATTGGAGAGTAGGTAGAAGCGGCAGTCGCACTGGTTAGATAGGAGGCTGCGGTGATACCGCCAAGAGTGGAGGCATTAATTGCTGTATTGCAGGCTAATCCCGTGCCAGATAACCATTGCAGAGCGCTGGAAGCCGTGCCGCATGATGGAGCAGAAATAGCAGTGGGAGTTGCCGAACTTCCTGTTGCATTCGCGACTATCGTATTGGGAGATTCTGTTGCCAAATCCGATAGTGAGAGGGAGCCTGCAGGAAAAATCACAGAACTGGTAGCAGCTAGTTGCGTGAAAGCGCCCGTGGAGCCGCTAATGGGGGTGCCCATCAAGGAAGTTGCGCTGATCGGGCCCGTGAAAGTAGCCCCAGTCAGTGGAGCATAAAGGCCGAAAGCTGAATTCAGTTCAGCTGCGGTTAAGATCTGCCCAGGTATGAATGGAGCGAATTGTGCACTGGCGAGAGTGGACCAGAGCAGGCCAGCAAGTAAAAGTAGTTTGCGTGTCATCCTAGGGTGCTCACATTGAGAATGAAGTTGGTATCGAGTTCGTAGACTGGGCCCCCAGGGCGGGGTGGGTTGACGGATGAGGGAGTGCCCGGAGGGTAGATTGGGTAGCCGTTAGTGTCGAGAATCGGGCAACCGTAGGTATCCTGTATCGCCCAGCCACGATATAGAATGATGCTAGAGTAAAAAGCGGTGTTCACATAGGAGGGGATGCAGCAACCAGGAATGGCGAATCCTGGGATGGCGTTCTTACCCTGCAGTACGCAATATTCGACGTAGGGGAATTCCGTGTTGTCACAGCGTGGGGGGTGGTAGGGCCGGGACCAAGGCACACTCTGATCATCCTTCACGCCACGGAGAAAGTCCTGTGGGTTGCGGACCTCTTTGTGATGCCGACAGACATACAACCCATTCCATGTGAGCATTGCCATCGAAGACTTATTCTTCTTCCCACAAAGGTCGCAAGTGAAATTCCACTGACCACTTTTATAGAAATCCGCGATTCCTGGACCTGGCATACTAGTTTCTCACCGGGATTAACAAATAGTAAAGTTCGTAAATAACTACACTACAGTGCCCGTTGCATCTCTCCACACCGGAGGATTCACAGCAGTGCACCAAATCGGCTTATTCAGAGTCGTGTCCAGCATGTGCTGACCTATGACGGCATTACTCGGCCGCAGAGCTGTCACAGAGTTGCCACTGAAATTCCATGCTACTGTTGCCTGAATCTGCTGCAGCCATTTCGCATCTGCACCTGCGGGCGGAACTGGGGGGAGGACTAGGTTATTCTGGCCTGACATTAGAACCTCCAGCTGGTACAGTAGCCATACTTCTGCAGGATGGGCAGTTGCTCTTCAAGTCGATCCCCGATATCGGTTCTATACATCGGTGAATTCGGAATCTCCAACTCCCCGAGATGCCCGTACGCGTCCTTTTTCGCGGCCTGTACGGTCCTACCGCAACCCGTGACGGTCGCAATAGCATTCCCCGCCGTCACCATCATAGGGACCGTCGCTCCCTTATCATCAATCCCCTCTCCAAGCTTCATATTGAAGGGATGGAAGAAATAACGGTTCTCTTTAGTGATGCCCCAGACAGGGAAGCCGGAGAGCTGCTCCTCTTTAAGATGGTGGTAAGGAAAATCCGGCATCGACAGGAACACACCTACAGCAATCTCATCAGACGGCTGGAAGGTATCCCAGCCATCGGCCGCGTCCTTCATCCAGCTGACCACATCGTGATGCAAGACCTGCTGAATTAGGAACAGTGGCCAGCCATGTCGGGAGGTGAATTCGAGCGGATTTAGCAAGCCCTTACGCGGACCTTCTGTTCCGAGCATCACGGCCACGTCGATATACCCAGTGTAGCCGGATCGGATCAATTCCGCTTCTACAGGTAAGAGTAATTCACGAGCCAGCTTCGACTCGCCGATAGGAACGTATTTGATAACCGTTCCTTGCTCTCCTGTGTTCGGCCCCTTCTCATCATTCATGAGCTTTTTGTGCTCGAAATTCTCCAGCACATGGCCCAGGAACCCATTCCGCCCCATCCAGCCACCTACAGCCACTTCAATCCCAGGGCAGAATTCCTGAAAGATAAACGGGCATGGCTTTTTAATCGTCCGCTTCCAATGCTGGAGCATGAAGATCATGTCTTTTGCTGACTTGCTGACGTAGGACAGAGCTTTATCCACATCGGAGCAGGGCTTGCAGACATAACGGACATCCAAATTGGCTTTCTGATGGGAGATCGCATCGTCCCAATTAGAGAATTTAATGCAGGGCAAGCACTCGATTCCGGCTTGCTCCAGCACTTCCTGTCCCCTCAACCGGTCCATTTCCCAGGAAGTACCTTCAACATTCGCCGAGAATATAGGAAACCCGCGTTGTCGGTAGCCTTCCAGCCGCTTCATATAGCGGCAGTTGTCGCTTACTAGAATGAGGTCTGCCCATGACATTGACCCTTCCCAGGTCGGGACCTTTCTGACTAGCCCGTCGCCAATGGAAACCCGTTCGAAGGTCTTTTCGTCGGGAGCTACCCACATCCGCACGTCGTGACCCTGAGCCTCGCAGCGCATGGCGAAGTCCAGAAAGAATGCGGAGCTATCAATTAGGAGGATCTTCATTACTAGTAAGTCCCGGCCGGAGGCCGTGCCCCCTACAATGTGGTGCGCCACTTCCCTTAAGAGTACCAGTTACTCTTACGTGCGCGCGTGATGGGAGCTACTATAGCAGCAAGTAGCTCGGTTCTTCTTACTTATAAGGAGAGTGGAGTTGCGACGGGAGGGGCACGGCGTACCGCCGGGAGTTTTCGACCGCTATTACTAATTAGTAATCCCGGCGAGAAACTCGAAAACTAGACTGAATGGGGGAGGGGGGAGACTACTAGAAAAATGCCGGTCGGTTTGCTGGGTTACAAAAACCGGAAATTGCCCCTAGCTACAGACGGAAGCACCCCCGTCGAATCCACGATTCTATTATATCGATTTCAAGCAAACCTGTCAATAGGTGTTTCTACCTAGTAGAGTCAGTTACCAGATCTCTTTTGTTTAGCCACAATCTTGTTCGCTTTCTTTGCAACCTTATCACCTAAAATCTCCCTAATTTTCATAATCTGCTTAACGGAGAGGAAGAGAGATTCGCCCTGCTGGTTACGGAGGTTTCTCATGTCAGCTACAAAAGCTGCTACCCAAGGATCCACATCTTCCGGGAGGTTGATTAAATCCACCAACTCCGCTGGGGTCTTTCTTCTAAGTTGATTGGCAATCATAGGATCCTCGACTTAATGGAATACTGAGGATTATATCATGGAGAATTTGCCTGATCGTATCGATTGGGGATCAAAATGGGCTCGCGGAATCCTACCGTCACTCCCCCGGAGCCTATGCCCCGCTCGATAGGTACTCCCCCGATTCACGAGCCGTTGTAGCCGTTGCACTACTTCACGTAAAATCTCTTCTTTCCCAATCAGTTACTAATCGACCGGGATTACAAAATAGTAATAGCGGTTAATTACTCCCTCGAATCCTGCCCCACGTAATTACCCCCCGCCGAATACACCGCTCCCATAATCATCCTCTGCATCAGCCCGACCGGAGGCTTCCCCGAGTAGGCCTTCAGCAGCCCTTCCACGTCCTTAGTGAGAGCAGCCATTCTCTTACTATCTAGCATCTTCCCATCCGTGAGCATAGGTTTCAACCGCTCATTCCACTGTTTCTGCAACGCCCCTTCTTTCATATCAGCTGTGATCTGCCGCACGCTCCCTTCCAGTGCTTTTCTTCCTTCAGGAGTCTGCGAGCTGATCCTAGCTGCCAGCCGGGTCTGCTCAGGCTTGCCATTCAACAGCAGATCCCTCACCGCCTCTGGCCGTTCCCCGCCATTCAGAATAGCCTTCAGATTGCTTGCCGGCGCAGCCGCTGCTTTCGTAGCCTGTTCCGCTGCCTTCCCTCCTTCCTGCAGCACTCTCTGTTGTGTATCTACCGAGCCTTCTCCCATTTTTCCGACTCTGCTAACGACATCTGCCCTTTCCTTCGCTGCGCCTGCCTCCGCTTCCGGTAGGATAGCTCCTGCCCGTTTTGCCAGTCCTTCCGCGCTCGCGCCAGCCTTTGCTGCTGTCGCTTCAATTTTTCCAAGTCTCGTTGCATAGTCAGCTACCGATTTAGATAATCCAGGCACTTCCCTAATCCAGTCCGAATTCTTCTGAGCAAATTGGGTGACCTGCTTTGCTGACATCCCTCGTAATTGGCTACTAACGTAAGAGCTCCCTGCTCTCTGCACCAGTCCCGAATCTCCGGTGAGTTCCTTGAGATCGCGTACTGATTGCTGGCTAGAGAAGAACTGCTTGGGGACACCAGCTGGGTCAGCGGCAAATCTCTCCGGGTCAACTCGGTCAATCGCTGCTGCCTTGCCGCCCGCACCCGTGCCAAACTTTCTAAGTCCCAGCGACGCATCATGATATTGCTCCTGCATCATTTGCTGAAGGTTGGTGCCCGCAGCATCCTTACCTACAAATTCCTTTTGAATGTCGCTGATCTTCGCATACAACTTCCCAGCCACATCCTTCCCCACCGCCGAATATCCTTCCACATCTCTACCGCCGAGCACATCGCCAAGTTTCCTTCTCACCTGATCCAGTGCTTCAAAAGACGGATTCTGCAGGGCCTCATTCACCTGCCCATACACCCGAAGGGTTCCCTGATCTGTAGTCTGTCGTGGGGATGCGTTGCTATCTACCTTCCCCTTGATATAGCTCTTCAGATCCTTCATCCCTTCAGTCTGCTCTACAGTCTGCCCGGCTTGCTCCTTGCTCTTTACTATCGCATCCCGCTGGTCCTTCAGGTTGTTGTATGCTTGCGTCCGGGCATCCAGTGCTGCCTGATGCTCCTGCGAGACTGCCGTTTGCAGTTCCTTACCGATATCCGAGATCTCTCTCGGCTGCCCAACTACCCGCAACGAGGGCTCTGCTTGTGCCAGCACCTTTCCAGCGGTAGCCATCCGATTTCCAGATGCCTTATTCAAATCCGCTGCCCGTTTCTTTGCCTCAGCAACGATCTGATCCGCACGGGCCTTCCCATCGTCCAGCACCTTCTGAGCCGCTTTCGCATCTTGCGAGCCAACATCAGCCGCTCTCTGCCGGGCATCCGCCATCACCTTCTCACCGGCTTTTTGAGCGTCCTGGATATGCGCATCTGCCCCTTGCTGTAAGGTCTGATGCAGTGCATTAGCAGGCACTCCAGCATCCTCAACACCTCTGAGAGCTGCCGCAGCCTTCCCCACATTCGCATCCGTAGCAGCCATCAAGCCCAGTTTCTCTGCCACTGCCCCGAACAACCCTTTTGCTTTCGCTGCCAGTGCTATTCCCGGACCCGCTGCCATCCCCCCAACCAATCTAGCTGCATCTGCGGTTCCCTTAGAGGCTCCTGCGGCCTCTGCTGTCTGTCCTCCAGCCTCCCCAACAAGGCCTGACAGAGCACCGGCCCCGGCTGAGGCAAGCCTGGAAGCTCTAGCTGCCGTGCCTGCTTCCATGAGAGCCGCACCGATCGTCGGTCCAACATCAGGGATAAAGCTAAGCGCATAGCCAGCTCCAGTAAGGATTTCGGGAGAGGCTGCTCCAAGAGCCCCGCCGAAGGCTGTGGAAGTACCAATAGCCTCCAGAGCCGATTTGACTGTGGGGGTAGGGACTGGTTTGCCAGCTTCGTCCATCTTGAGGTCAGGCTTGAGGTCGGCAATGGCTTGCTTTGCTCGGCTACCGGCTGTGGAAGGGGCGGCTTCCTTCGCAGTACCTGCAGAAAGCTGCTGTTGCAGCACCTGGAAGGCTTGTTCTTGGGTAGCCCCCTCGGGGCCCGTTACCGTATAGCTCTTACCTTCCGGTGATGTCAGAGTGAAATCGGGCATAAATCCTCAATGTGCAGTAACAGTCCAACCAGCTGGCAACGGGGGTGCGGAAGTACCTTTACCAGGATCACCACCACCGGGAAGTGGAACTCCTCCTACATCACCCACTTTTTTCGCTTCCGATTCCGTAACAGCGTGCAATCGAGCGGACGCTGCCACAAGACCTTTGATCTCCTTATCCGAAGCTTTCGGATCTTTTCGCATTGCTGCCAGCACATCATCAGTCGTCCAGGGGAGGGACTTTTCGATATCGGCAATCTGCTCTTTTCCGTCCGCCGTATCTGCGAAATGCCCTGGCAAGTGTTTCAAAGCAGTTATTGTGAGTTCTTTTGCATTTGCGAGTTTGTAAGCAGCTACGAAACCACTATCCCCCGCTTGCCGCACTGCAGAGGTTTGCAGGTCATCCTGAGACTTCCCTGCAGCCATCCGACCGCCCATAGAAGAATCCAAACTGGCCAACTGATTCCCCAACCCTGCTGCAGCTGTATCAATCATCCGAGATTGGTCAGGGGTGAGAGCAGTGGAACCTACCTTAATCAGAGCATCTATTGGAGAACTAGCTCCGAGATGGCTGAAGGGGCTAGCTGCTGCTGTCATATCTAGTTTATTGACATTAGACAGCCCGCGAGAGATTTCCGAGGCAGCAAATGATCCACGAGAAACACCCTGTTTTTGGGCAGAGGTAAGAGCAGGATCACTGACCTTTCCGTAGCGAGGGTCAGCCGGGAGACGCTCTCCCTTAACCTTACCTTCAGGATCCCATTCATAATCGCCATCAGGGCCTTTAAACATCTGGGGAGCTTTCTCTGCACGATCTTTGCGCGCGGCTTCACTATCCTGCAGTCGTTGGCGTTCCATGCCAAGGGTTTGCTCTCGGAAGGCTGCGGTTTGCTGCATAGTAGCTCTACGCAAGCTGACATTATCCTCATGTTCAGCCCATTGTTGATCACGGCGCTGCTTGGTGTCAGCAGCCTTCTGCACGAATTCAGCTTTCTTAGTCGAGTCCATGCCAGCTAGCTGCTGCTGGTTTTTCCAGGCAAGGAACGCAGGAGTGCCGGCCAGCGGAATAGTAGTCGGATCAACACCTGCCTCAACAGCAGCCTTGACCAGAGCCTGAGACTGCTCACGAGTAGGTTGTTCCGGCGTGTTGTCAGCAATAGTTGCAAGAGTTTCTCTCTTCTGCGCTTGCGCTGCCGCCAGTTGCTTTGTCTGCTCGATTCCCTCTGCAGATGCCTGCTTCGAGAGCTCTGTCATCTCTTTCGCGGACGCAAGATCCCCCTGGGAAGCTGCCAATCCAGCTGCCTTGCCATACATCTTCGCCTGATTCATGGGCAAGGCAGCATCAGCCCCTTCCAGGTCGGTTTGCGATTTGATGAACGCCCCAATATCCTTTTGGGTCTTCATCTGTTGCTGCATCTGCTGCTGCTGAAGCTGTGCCCGTTGTGCCTCTGTCTTTAGCAGAGCAGTTTGAGCTTGCTGCTCCCCCATCTTTGCCCCTTGAATCTGCTCATTCCCGTAGGCTTCCACCGCCCCCAGGAGAAATCCACCTAATCCTGCCATGATAGTTCTCCTTAGCCGGTGTAGCCACTGATCAAGTCATCGGGGGTGCTGGTGGAAGATGCCCCAGAGTTTTCGCTACCGGAAGCTCCAAAGGAATTCCAGGCACTTTGGAAGCCACCGCTGCTGACACCTTGTGAAATACCATTGGTCAAAGCAGAGACCCCAGCGCCAAGATTCTGCTGGTTGGTCTGGTTTTGCCCCTGAAGGATCTGGCCAGCGGTTCCAGGAGAGCCCACGTTAGCTCCAGAAAGCTGGGCCAGCAGCAATTCTTGGTTGTTTAGCTGTGTGCTGGCATAGCCTTGAGCATTAGTAGACAGGGCGCTCAGCACATTCCCGCTGTTCACCATGCCGTTAGCTGCAGCACTGCCTTCCACGGCATTCTGACTTTGCTGGAGACCAAATTGATACCCCGGAGTACTTGTGATCGAGGAGGGGTTGTTAATCAATTGGGAAAGCTGTTGTTGATACTGCCCTCGCTGGCTGGCGAATGGGTCAGCCGCATTAGCAGCGGTTTGGGCATTGCTCTCTGAGGCGTTAGCGGAAATGGAAGAACTGACAATACCTCCCACCGCACCTATGGCAGCTCCTGCGAATCCCCAAGGCATTATGCACCTCCATTAAAAGGTTTGTCGAGTTTTACGCAAACGATCATGGTGATGCGATCGCAGGGAGAATCATTGGTAACCCAGTGTTCTGCTTGGTTATGGAACCAGAATAGATCTCCAGTAGCAGTAATATGCTGCCCATCTTCATAGCAAAAAGCTTGCTGTGGGTGAGCCGCAATTTGCAGAGCAAACTTGTCGTAAGAACCTGCATGCCAGCCCCCATCTACGTGCGGATACACTCTACGGCCGGGAGGAATACGAGTGATAAGGACACCCCCAAGAGCATCTCCCTTAACCAGAGAGAGCACTGCCCTAGCATGGGTTTTTATTTCTGGGATGAGGTCAGCAGCAGAAAGCCATAGGCTCTGATGGGCGTCTTCAATAAGAGCCTCCCCTTCCCCATAGCGTGCCCAGATATCATCAGCTTCTCTGTGGGGGCTGGCGGGGGATTCTGTTCTGGCGGTGTTCTGGTTCCACAATTGAGGCTGTCGCTGCAAATCCAGCTGTAGTGGAATGACATTAATTCCGCGAGCAATTGTCAGAATATTTTTCATTCTATTAGAGCCTTTTCAGCCAAACTGGCATCACGAATTTCATCGGGAATGGCGTGGATGCAAAGCCAGAGGACTCCAGGGGTCAGTGCGGTGACCTTGTGGGATTTATGAGCAGCGATACGGACACCAGTGGGGCCAGTGTAGATGATCTTCTGCCCACCAACTTCGACTTCAACAACCCCGGAGGCTAGATAACTCAGGTGATCGAATGAGTGTTGATGTTGCTCTATGTAGTCACCAGCTCTGTGAGCCTGCCACTCTTTGGCGAATACCCCGCCAGCTATGTATGTTGTGTTTTTCACCGGGATTACTCTAAAGTAAAGTGAGAGAGAAACTACCTATTTGCCAACGTAACCGGGGACTTCACGTCATACAGTCGGAGGCTGGTGGAGTCGCTATGAGTCATCTTCCAGGCCCTGCGACGGGAGCTGCCACAATTGCGTAACTGCTTCAGCGGGAACTGCAGGCCCATCGTCCGGGGAGTGCTGAAGGTCTGATAGTCATCATCAGAATAAGCAATATTGATGGTCGTGGTGATTGTATCCGCTT